ACCAACAACGGCCTCAAGGAAGGCGAGCTGGAAGTGCAGGAATCGGCGATTCGCGATGTGGTGCGCTACTACACACGTGAAGCCGGCGTGCGTTCGCTTGAGCGCGAGCTGTCCAAGATCTGCCGCAAGGTGGTCAAGGCCGTGCAGTTGGCCAAGATGACCGCTCCCGTGGTCGTGACCGATTCCAATCTGTCGGAGTTCCTGGGAGTGCAGAAGTACACCTATGGCCGTGCCGAGCAGCAAAACCAGGTTGGCCAGGTGGTCGGACTGGCGTGGACCGAAGTGGGCGGCGATCTGCTGACCATCGAAGCCGCAGCCATGCCGGGCAAGGGCGTGATCACGCGCACCGGCTCGCTGGGCGACGTGATGAAGGAATCGGTCGAGGCCGCACGCACCGTGATCCGCAGCCGCGCGCGTCTGCTGGGCATCAAGGATGAGGCCTTCGAGAAGCGCGACATCCATGTGCACGTGCCCGACGGCGCGACGCCCAAGGACGGCCCCAGCGCCGGAGCGGCAATGTGCACGGCCTTTGTGTCGGCACTCACGGGCATTCCCGTGCGCGCCGATGTGGCGATGACCGGTGAAATCACCCTGCGCGGTGAAGTCACGGGCATTGGCGGTCTGAAGGAAAAGCTGCTGGCCGCACTGCGCGGCGGCATCAAGACCGTGCTGATTCCCGAGGAAAACGTCAAGGACCTGCAGGACATCCCCGAGAACGTCAAGAGCGGGCTGGAGATCGTGCCGGTGCGTTGGGTCGATCAGGTGCTCAAGCATGCGCTCGAGCGCATGCCCGAACCCCTGACGGACGAGGAGGTTGCGGCCATGGTGGCAAACGCCAAGGCCGCAGGCACCTCGGCCACCGTACAGCACTGAATTTGAAAAAATTCCGTGCTCGGCAAAAGTGGGCAAAAAAGTACGCTACAATTCACTCCATCGCAGCAACGAAACATTGTAGAATGTGAGGCTGCAGAGGAAATGCGGGAATAGCTCAGTTGGTAGAGCGATACCTTGCCAAGGTATAGGTCGACGGTTCGAACCCGTTTTCCCGCTCCAGGTTTTAGTCAGTCGCGTCAGCGGCTGGCGCAAATCTCGAGAGATGAAAGTTTTTTGAGAAGTTTGCGGGAATAGCTCAGTTGGTAGAGCGATACCTTGCCAAGGTATAGGTCGACGGTTCGAACCCGTTTTCCCGCTCCAGTTTTTCAGTCGGTCGCTTCGGTGGCTGGCGAAATTCCGGAGAGATGAAAGTTTCTCAGGAGTTTGCGGGAATAGCTCAGTTGGTAGAGCGATACCTTGCCAAGGTATAGGTCGACGGTTCGAACCCGTTTTCCCGCTCCAAATTAGAATGGGAAGCACATGCTTCCCATTTTTCTAAGTGTGAGTTCTGGCGCGATAGCAAAGCGGTTATGCCCCGGATTGCAAATCCGGTTAGACCAGTTCGACTCTGGTTCGCGCCTCCAGATTTCTCCAAGGAAATCAACAACTTAGGCCACCCTAGCGGGTGGCCTTTTTGTTTTGGCGCGCTGAAATCCGATTCAAACGGCGGGCAAACCGCTTGAGAAGCGCGGTCGAACCACGCGTGGAACTCCCTTTTTGCCGTCCACACGAGTACACTTAAGTGCTGTTGTTTTATACAGTCATTGGGGTTTGTATGGCGAGTGTGCGCGAGACGAGGCCGGGGCGCTTCGAGCTGACGATCAGAAACAGGCTGTTGCCGAAGGCCGTCTATCTGACCTTTGATACGAGGGAAGCGGCGGAAACCTATGGCGAGCAGGTCGACAAGCTCCTGGCTGCGGGTGTGATACCCGGGGGGCTGGTTAAGACAAACGATCAGCCAAAGCCTACGGAGAGACTGCGTTTCATCATTGCCGCCTGGATGAATACTGGTCAGCCCGCGAAAAGCGATATGGAAATCCTAAGGTTGCTGCATCTGGAGCTGGGTCAGGTGCTTATTGCCGATGTCACGTACAAATGGGCAGAGGCTTGGGTCAAGAGCATGAAGCTCGATGCCAGCAAGAACTATGCACCCAGCACCATCCGCAAGCGCATTGGCTCACTATCGCGGTGCTTTGACTGGTGGCTGCGGCAGAGCCAAGATGTCAATTTCGGCAACCCGCTCAAGTTGCTGCCCCGCGGCATGGCATCGTACAACGGCAAGGATCGTGAAGAAATCGCCATGGCAAATGCAGCCGCCAAGCCGGGCGATCAGGGCTTAACTGTGCGAGTTGACGTGAGCAGGGAGCGCCGCCTATTTCCCGGCGAGCAGCAGAAGATTGAGCGTGCGATGAGTGGGGAAAAACGACCAGACCGTGAGCGGTCACTGGCAGCGCCCGACATGTACCCGTTGTCGGTGCTGTTTGGCTTGATAGTCTGGACTGGATTGCGCTTGCGTGAGGCCTATACGCTTACGCGCGGCCAGGTGATGCTGGATGCGGTGAAGCTCAAGGTGCGCACCAGTAAGCAATGGCATGGCCATGTGAAATGGCGCGACGTGCCTGTGCGTCCCGAGCTACTCGGAATACTGCGCAAGTATCTCGAGTGGCTGCCGGCCGGGGATGCTGAGCAGTTGATTTTTCCGTTCTGGAACGGTGAGCCGGATGAGATGGATAGGGTTTCGCATAAGCTGTCCAATCGATTCAGGACTGTATTTGCCTATGCTGGCTGCGACAATTTGTCGGAGCATGATTTGCGGCATGAAGCTACCTGCCGCTGGTATGAGATGCGTCACCCTAAGTCGGGTGATTGGATGTTTCGAGAAATCGAGATCCCGGCAATTATGGGATGGGCGCCGGGTAGCAAGATGCCGCAGCGCTACGCCAGTTTCCGCGCTGAGGATCTGGCGGCGCGCATGTACGGCTAGCATGACGCCGTTGCGGGCAGGTTGGGAAGTGGTGGCGGCTGACGCCGGCGACTTGCTGTGCGAGCCAGCGGTTGGCTGGTCGGTAGCATTGGCGAGGGGCTGGGTGTGAGGGCCTGATCGCGCTTTGTTGCCAGGGCCGCGCGCCGTGCAGCGGCTTCCTCCCGCGCTTTCTCATTCAGGCGCTCAATGAAGGCTTGGCGTGGGATTACCCAGTCGCGGCCAAACTTTGTGCCCGGGAGGTCGCCGGAGATGATGCGCTGCTGGGCCGTTCCCTTGTCGCAGCCCAATAGCGCCGCAAGGTCGTCGGGATAGAGAATTTCAGAGTCGGTGACTTGCATGTTCATGTGCTCGTAAAAAAGCCCGCTGGCTGGGCGGGCTGGTCTAAGTCGGGGAGGGGCTCTCTTTTGCGGCGGCTCATGGGGCTGAGCAATCGCTGTTGTGGTGCTGAGCTCGTGGACAACGTTTGTCTCCGCACTTGGGGCACAAGCTCATGCGTGTAGGAATGCCAAAAGGCGAAGCGGCGCTGTCGCAGGCTGCGCACCAGCAATCCGGCGCGCTGGCGGCCGCGATCTTGGTAACCATGTGCTGGAAGCTCTCGCGGTTGACCGCTACCAGGCCGCGCTCTTTCAGGATCGTGTCGAGGGAGCACTGGCACGGCTGGCGCGCGTCCTTGCACTGACCGCATGGTCCGCTCGCCACCTCCTGCGCTGCAGGTGGTCGCGGGGCTGCTACGAGCATGGCGCGCCACACCTCTACAGTGCCGACGATCAGTGCATGTTTGTACCCACGTAGGCGCAAGTCCTCTACGCCTGCCTCTACCATTTCAGCACTAGGCTCCACTGGCACGGCCTGCCACCCTGGCGGCACGCGGCCCATGGCCAGCACCTGGGCTGCGGTGTAGACCGGCTGTGCTGTTCCATCGTTCTCCCACGCCTGCCAGGCGCGCGCAGGCGTGGTGGCTGCGGCTGGGCGCAGGTAGCAAAGCGGCTCCATGCCCGCAGGCAGTGTGCGCGCTGCTTGCAGCTCGGCATTCAGGCGGTCGATTTCATTTGCTGCGCTGGTGCACGCCCTCTCGTCCAGCGCGTCCCATGCGTGCCCAGTTCGATAGTTCATCGCCATGGCCCGCAAGACTGATGCGGCTGCAATGCCGCTTGGAAACTCCGCGCGGCTCTGTTGGTCTTGTGCTGTGGTCATAGCTCACGGCTCCGGAGGTTGATGACTGGCTCGGCCTTGGCCCTTGCCGTCTTGATGCGGCCTTTCAGCCGGGCTTCTTCCTTCTTCAGCGCGTCAACTCGATCAAGCAGTTCGTTGAGGGTGCCCCGTACTTCCCTGTGCCTCTCCCATGCCTGCTGGATGCGTGCCACCTCTTTCTGCAGGAAGTCGAACGGATCGAAAACCTGCTCACATGCTGGGCAGCGCACAGAGCGGCTGTGCTCGTCCAGGGTGATCTTTTCGTGTGAGCAAAACCCGAAGCGCTTGCGCTCAACGGAAAGCGTCTGCTCTGGAATTTCAGCGCCCGGGAACAGCCTGACGTTTGTGTCTTCGCTCATCGTTTCACCTTCTGCAGTTCCTGGCATTCCCCGTTGCCCCCATTTGCTCGTCGCGCAAAACAGGCCCTGGTCTCCCCCTCTTGAAGCGCGCCCGGAATGCCGCAGGCGTGCAAAACCTTGCCCGCGGAGACGTACCACTCCGGGGCCATGATGGCTTCGTCCTGGGCAATTTCCAATGCAGTGCAGGCCTCTGCGACCATGGACACAGGGACCACGGTGCAGCCAAGCAGCATTGCCGCGATGCCGAGCATGAGAATGATTTGTTTCATGACGCACCGCCTTTCTGCGCTGTCGCACGCTGGGCGAGTCCGGCGCGAGCTTCGTACGCCTCCCAAGCGGGCGGCTGGTCATCATCACCGCTGGGGTCTTCTTCTGTAGCTTGGCAGTTGACCATGGCCGCACAGCAAAGTGCGCACCAGCGGTAGGACATCAACTCCCCGTCGAACTTGGCCGACATGCTGCGCACGCGCTCGCCCTTGCAGATCGTCTGTCCACAGTGGGAGCAGGGCCCCTCTTTCCGTGCCGTGACTATCTTGTCGGAGAGCGCGGTGTCGCCTGGGGCGCCGAAGTCGCCGTCGAACGGGTTGAATTGGAGTGCGACTTCTTCCATCACGCACCTCCTTGCGCAGCGCGGGCTGCGTCGATGGCCTCGCGCGGCGTGTTGAAGTAGCGGTGCTCGCCGGACAGGACGTGGTAGTTCTCGTCGTGGTCCTGAGTGAGCAACTGGCATTGCCGAATGCTGCCGTCACGTTCAGTCCAAACGATGAAGGCGTCTTTCTCGACCACGAAATCCAGGCGCTCGGTGTCGCGCGCATCCTCCTGCGCCTGGGCGGGCGCGGCGAGCATGGGCAACCAGCCGACCGGCTTGCCGACGCCTTGCGTGTAGCAGTCCTGCTCCCAATTCCAGCCCGCGAACTGCCATTCATCGAAGTCGTGATGGTTGTCCCAGGTGTTGGCCCCGATGGTTGGCTGCGGCCCTTCGCCGTCTTCGGTCGCGTGATCCTCGAACTCGACCAGCAACCTCAGCAGCGTGCCGTCCTTCGGCGCCGTCTCCATTGGGTGCCATTGCTCCTGCCCCTGGCCCGCAAGCTGGGTTGCATGCTCCTGCGCCGGGGCAAAGTGGCCCTGGCTCACTTCGATCTGCTCAGCCGTCACCGGCTCGCGCGTTGGCTGGGCCGTTACTTGAACTGGCGCAGTAGGGATGGCCAAGTTTTGCAGCAGTGTTTCCGCTTGCTGCAGCGTGAGCACGTCATCGCTGAAGGATGACCAAGCGTGTCGGCGCAGGTTCCATACCTCACGGAACCCGCGAGGATTCCAGCGAGCGATTGCGTAGTGGCCTTTCACCCCATCGGCCCGGTCAGAGAGATACAAGAGCCACGGCTCGCGCGCGGGCAGGTCCACCTCGGCCGGAACGGCCACGGCTGCGGGCGCTGGTGGGGCGGCTTGCAGGGCGGTTCTGCGGTTCTGCAGCCACTGGCGTGTACGGTCCACTGCCGCACTATCCCCGTCCTCGAAAGGGTGCCCAAGGTCGTTGACAGCGAAGGCGTTCAGCAGGCCCAGCACAACGTGACCGGCCTCATCTCTCGGTGTGATGGCGCAGGCGCAGTCCAAGCACTTCGCAGGATCGCATTGAGGCTTGATGCACGCATGCGCGGTGGGTTGTGTCTTGTCGGTCATAGATTTATCCCCGTTTATTCGATGGCAATAATTTGGTTGGCGCCGCGCGCATCAGAAACAAAAAAGCTCGCGATGTGCGAGCTGTTGAACAGGCCATTGCGAGCCGTGCTGGGAGAAAGCTTTGCGCTTGCGTTGCAATTTGTTAAAAACGCATACCGCATTCACGTAGCCACAGATTTATGAACTTCAAAGCTCTGCTTCTTGTCCTGTTTTCGTTGGCTCTCAGCGGCTGCAGCGGTATGTCCAAGGAGGATTGGGGCGACTACGTGCGTACTGCAATAGAGATGGATAAGGGCTATGTACCGCCCCGGCCATCGGCGCAATCCCAGTCCCTCAATTCAGGGCTCCAGCCAAATGCGTATGGTCCCGGGGTACATATGAACCAATATGGCCAAGCGGTGACTTGGCAGGCCCCGGGTGGCTCTCCGGGAGAGCCGCTGCAGATCAAGCAGAATGCGTACGGCCCGGGCGTCCACATGGACCAATACGGGCGCCCTGTGAAAGAGCGGCTGTATCCATAAGCCTTGAGTCAGGGGCAGCCGCAGGGAGGGCTTTCGCCTTCTTCGAGGTGCGCGGGTGCTTCTGCGTGGCAGTGGATGCAGCGCCGGGGCGGCGCCGGCTGCTGGGCCTGCCACCACACGGCCCGGGCGTCTTCGCTGGCGCGCAGGGCGGCGGGGCGGTCGCGCTCGGCACGGGAGGTGCTGGGCGCGTTCATCGGCATGAGCGCATCACGCCGCCATGCAGGGCCGGCTGGTAGGTTCCCGACGATGTGCCGTTGCATAGGCGCATGCCGGGGCTGGGTGTGAATTTGACGATCGTTGTCTTCACGTTCTCCGGGACGATGATTTCCACCGGGGCTGTAGTCATTGCTGGCGTCTTGATCGACGTGCTCGGCACCGCTTGCAGTCCCGCATGGATCTTGGGCTTGGTTGCGCGGGGCCGCTTTGCTTTTGGCGTGGGAGGGATGCGTCCCAACTTCAAGCCAAGGCGGTGCAAGGTCTTGCGTATGAAGTCGGGGCTGGTTTTGAAATGCTGCGCCAGCTCGGCAGCGCGGCAACCCTTTGCCAGCATTTGCTCGATCTCCGGCTTTCGCGCGCGCCATTGGCTTGCCCGGCTGGTTGGTGCGATGGCCAGGCACTGCAAGCCATTGCGCTTGAGGTGGTTGCGCACCGTGCGCCGGGTCAGGCAGAAGTGCTGGGCTAGTTGAGGCTCTGTCATGGTCGGTGCCAAGCGTGTGAGTTCGTCGGTGAACTTCGCCAGGTTCACGGGCTGATCTGCTGCGGCCGCAGTGACGCCATACCGATGAATCACCGAATACATGTTCGCAAGGTTGGTCCCAAAGTGGGCGGCCAGCTCGGTGGGGGTGTGCGTTTCTGCGAGCAGCTTCAATTCGTGCTCGCGCGTTTCCCAGCAAACGTTTTGGACTTTGCTCTTAATGCTGAACTTGCTCAGGATGTTGCTGATGCGCTTGCTGGTGGTGTTGTGTTTCGCTGCCAGCTGCTGGTTGTCCATCGTCAGCGCGTCGCGTGCGAGCTCTTCGCGGCGGTCCTGCCAGTAACGATGTGGCAGGTGTTTGGCCTTTGGTGCTGTCTGGGCGTTGGGTTTGCGTGAGACGGTCATGCTGCTTTGACTCCTAGTCAAAAATGAAAAAAGCCCGCTTAAGGCGGGCTGTGTCTAGGCCGATAAACGCCTGGAAGACAGGTGATCATCGTTCGGATGTGTTGTGGCCATTGGCGATGGCTCTACATAGATGTATGTGGTCGCTTCATATCATCAAGCACCTTCCGCACGTGCAAATGGCATTGATTTTCCATACAACGTGCTATAACGGGTATCGTAAAATATTTAATGGGATGCTAATTAAAAATGAATCTTACTGCCTTCTCAGTTACGAACTATAGAAGTATCACCGGGACTAGCAAATTTCCCGTGGGTGACTTTTCTGTCATCATCGGGAAGAATAACGAAGGAAAATCAAATATTCTCAGAGCGCTAGCAGTCTCAATGAAAATTCTGACTACCCACGGAATTTTTAATTCCTATCGGCCTCGAGACACGGGTCAGTATCATTGGAAAAGAGATTTCCCCATCGCCTTGCAGCCAAGAAAGCGCGACTTAGATTCGAAATTTCGACTTGAATTTTCTTTGACCGCCACGGAAGTTGAAGAGTTTAGGAGCTCTATAAAAAGCACTCTCAATGGAACTTTACCAATTGAAATATCTATTGGGAAAGATAACGAGCCAAATATTAAAGTTCCAAAGAAGGGGCCAGGAGGACCAGCGCTCTCTAAAAAATCAAATGCTATCGCACGGTATATTGCTGAGCGCATTGATTTCAATTATATTCCAGCTATTAGAACGGAAGATGAAGCCGAGGCAGTTGTTCAGGAAATGTTGTCTAAAGAACTTGCCACCTTAGAGAATGATCAAGCGTATATTGATGCGTTAGAAACAATATTGTCGTTGCAAAAACCAATTCTCAAAAGACTAGAAAAGGCGATTAAGACATCTCTTACTGATTTTCTTCCAAATATCAACAGCGTACACGTGCTGGCTCCTGCCGCGGCGCGCCGACTTGCTCTGAGAAGTCAATGCAAAGTTGAAATTGACGATGGAACTCGCACTTTGCTGGAGCATAAAGGTGATGGCGTAAAAAGTCTCGCAGCGTTAGGATTGCTGCGAAACAAGCAGCGAGCTGCTGGAGCTGCGTCAGTGATTGCTATTGAGGAACCCGAGTCCCACTTGCATCCAGGAGCGATTCATGCTCTTAGAGAAGTGATAATGAATTTGGCTGCAGAGAATCAAGTCCTAATCACCACGCATTGCCCATTGTTTGCAGATCGAGAGAACGTTTCCAGAAACATACTGATCGACTGCAACAGCGCTAAACAGGCTAAATCTATAGCAAATGTTCGCGAACTCCTTGGAGTTCGGGCGTCTGACAATCTTGTAAATGCAAGCCATGTTTTGGTCGTTGAAGGATCGGAAGACGTTGTGGCATTGCGCGCCATTCTCCCGACTCTCAGCACCCGAGTGGCGCAAGCACTTAAGCAGAATATACTTGTAATTGAGCCGGTTGGCGGTGCGGGAAAACTCGACTATAAGCTGAGCATGCTAGCAAATGCTCTTTGCATGAGTCATATTCTTTTGGATAACGATGAGGCCGGCCGAGAGAGCTACGAAAAAGCGTTAGAAGCGAACCTTCTCAAACTTGCAGATCTGACATTGATTAATTGCAAGGGAATGCTTAGCGCTGAAATGGAAGACTGCTTTGAATTGGAGTGCTATCGAGGCCTGGTTATTAATGAGTTCGGCGTCGATCTCGGAGTTACCAAGTTTCGTGGTAACGCAAAGTGGTCAGAGCGAGTGAAAGCCTGTTTCATAGCTGCCGGAAAACCGTGGGGCGACCGAATAAAAGCGCGTGTCAAAGATGTCGTCGCACGCGCAGTGGCTGATGCGCCCGCTTCCGCTTTGAATATTCACAAAAGACATCCGATCGATGCACTTGTGATCGCCCTCGAAGAAAAGCTTGTACGAGCAGGCTACTAAATCGTCTTATTGGTCCGAAGTGGATGGTCAATTTAAGGCTAAGCGGCGGGCAACTGTCCATGTCCGAGTCAAGGCATCAGTGGCAACATGGTAGGGGCTCGCCCTCAACGCGCTGCCGAGACACTCGTGCTCCGCAGCTGCCGCAGCTGCCGCAGATGGTCTGCTGCTGGTCGGCTTGGGCCATCCACCAGATCGCATGGGCTTCTATGCCACCGAGTTGCGCTGCGGGTTGGTCGCGCTCCGCGCGTGGTTGATTAATTCATTGCTTCATAGTGGTGGCTCGAGTGTGTTGATGGGCTTTGCGGGCAGTGGAATGGCAAGATTGAAGGCGGCAAGCCAGTGCATCCCGCATTTGCTTTGGAACGGGTGAGGGCAGGCCTCGTTCGGCGATAGCCCCTGGGCATGGGCCGCCTGCGCCGCCCGCTCAATCTGAGCCTTGGTGTGACGCACAGCCAGCGGGCCGTATTGCTCACAGATCGCATCGTCCATGGCTAACCTGGCCGTGGAAGTGCCTCTACTCATGGCTTTTGAAGCATTCCGCAGTCGTCTCATCGATCCAGACTGGCGTCATGCCAGCGCACGACTTTTCGGCGCCAGCGATCTTGCGCAGTTCCGATTTGCTGATGGGCACCACCTGCGCTTCGGCGCCGCTGCAGCCTGTCAGCGTGATGGCGATAAGCGTGATCAACGCTGATATCAACCACGCCCCTGGGCGGTTAGGCAGAGGGAAGCGCGCAGGCTCTTCAATGCGTTGGGTGCCTGCGGGGAAGGCGTCGGCAAGCGTTCGCTTGAATCGCGCGGTGGTCGTGTTGTGGTGTTTGGTGGGCGGCGGGACACGTATAGCCATGGGGCGCTCCAAAAAAAACCCGCTTGTTAGGCGGGCTGGTTTTGTTGGGTTTGGTTGGTTTGCTTCGCTGATATCGCGGCGTCTATGGCCTCTCGCGGGCAGGGGTAGAACTCCGTCTGCTGACGTTCTTTGATCCCCCATTCGGCCCAGTAGCCCCTGTCGCCGTGGTGAACGAGAGCGAGGTTCTGGATCAAGAAGTCCAGGCGTTCGGAGTCTTTGCGCAACTCGTTTGTCTTGGCCTTTGGTCCAGCTACCGTTGCGGGCGTGACGCGAGTTTTCCCCTGGGCCGTGGCTGATTCAAGCTGCTGCTCCAGCACAGCGCCTGCCTGTTCGCCGTGCTTGCGCGCCGTCTTGGCAGCGAGCGTGGCAGAGACCTTTCCGGCGCTGACCATCTGCCGCACATCACTGTTTGCATCCCCGAGTGCCAGCAATTGCAGAACATGCTCGGAAGTCTTTCCCACCTTGGTGGCGATGTGCGGCGGCGTCCAGCCAAAGGCTCGCAGACGCTTGTAGCCCTCCGCAATTTCCATGGGCATGAGCGGTTTACCTGCTGCGCTGGTGATGATGCGGGCTGTGCGGTCGGCGTCATTTCCCTCGAAGATGACGACATGAATGTGCACCTTGCTGTCTTTGGGGTCGCATAGATCTGCGCCGCGTGCCAGCGCTCGACCAATTGCCGCATACCGACGGTGGCCATCAACGATCCAGACTCCGCCCGCATCGCGTATGCGAACTTCAAGCGGAGGAAATGTGCCGCCCGACAGGATGTGCAGGGTCAGCGCCTCGATGCTTTCCTCGAGTGCATCATCCGCCAGTCGCAGGTTGAAGCCTGGTTCGATGTGGATGCTTTCGTACAAGACCTGCACGGCATGGGCGCGCTTGGCCTCCTTGCTTTCGAGCATCTTGCGAATGGAGTTGGTCATGGTTGTTCCCGGGTCGTTGTGTGGCGGTGCCGCATGTCATTCCTGTTTGCAAAACAAAAGCGCCGACCAGCGACGCTTTTGTTTTCGCCCTGATGTCGCTCAGGGCGCGGCGCCGATCAATCGGAGGGCGTTTCTGTTCTTGGCCTCCCTGTTTGCCTCACCTTTTTGGCCCGTGTACCGCGCTTTGGCGGACTGGTGACAGGGTGGACTCCCTGCGCTGGCCCAGGCCATGCCCTGGATTCGCTCTTGTGCCCGACGAAGCGCCGCAGGTGGCGCAGCAACATGGGCAAGGAATTTTTAAAGGACCAGGGCTGGCCCGGTCGATCCCGTGGCGCCCAACAACTGCAGCGGTGTGGGTGAGTGTAAATGAATTTACAATACGGGTGGTAAAAAATGAATACAGATTTACATGCTGCATGTTTTTTCAGCAGTTCACCTTTTGTTGTTGAGCTAGTTGCAACCAATGGTTATGATTGACACATGGATATAAACACAGTGGTTTACAGTGTGCAGACCACCAAGGCCATTGCTCGGGTGAGCTCTGAAAAGGAGTCTATGGAGGACTTAATGGCCGAATCGCGGCGCCTGGGCGATATCGGCGTGAAATCGATCGTCTTTCCAGACGAGCAAACGCTTATTTCTTGGCGTCAGCGGATTGCAGCACTTGCATGATTGCGGTGCTTGCGGCATTGAAGGCTTGGGCGCGCCTTATCTTGTCCGTCAAAGGGATCATGTCGAAGAGAACGGCAATTTCTATAGCGCTAGGGGTTAGCTCAGTGGGTGCGTTCACGGAGGTCCGGGGTTCCATTGGACCCTCTTCGTTGAGCAGCCAGTCGGAGCTAACTTTGAGGTATTCAGCCACCGCGGCGTGAGCCTTGGTCCCAAGTTTTTGGTCCGTGCCCTTTGCGTTGTTGATGATCATTCCAATGTTCTGGACTGACCTTTGCGCGACTTTCGCAACATCGTTGCGTGTCACTTCCTGACCAAGCATTTCGCTGCGGCGGGTCATCGCGAGTTGTAGTCGTTCACCGTAAAGCATTCGCTGACGGTATATGACGGTGTGTAAATTGGTATTCATCAAAAGATGTAAATCTGTTTACAATGTGCGGCATGGAAAAGAAATCCGCAATCAAACTTCTCGGTGGAACGCCAAAAAAAGCAGCCCAGGCAATGGGCTACAGGGCTGTCCAAACGGTTTACCAATGGCCTGACACGCTTCCTCAGTCCACTGCGGACCGGGTTGCGGGTGTGCTGGCTCGAACTAAGGGGTTGCGTCAGGCAGCGTCGGAGATCGATGTCCAAGCCTTGGAGGTCGCCCATGGCTGATGCATATCGCTTTGCGCAATTCCTTGAGCAGGGAGATCCGAAGGCGCTCGCCGAGGCGGTGGCCTGCCTTATGCAGGATCTGTATGCGAAGGCCGGATTTGATCCGGGGAGCAACCCAAGCAGTATCGAAGTCTCGTGTATGGGTGGTGTGGCCGGAGCCGGGCTGCTGGCGTCCGCAATTCGACTGCATGGCATTCTTGAGCTATCGCCAGACGGACGAAAAGCTCTTAGCCAGTTGGGCGTGACGAAGCCGGGCGCTGACATGGCACTTGCGGCAGTGCATGGAGAAGTGCGCATCAGCTTGCTTGATGGTAGCCGTCTGCGAGTTACGGCATTCTGCGGTGGCAGGCGCCCAGATTCCTTTTTTTGTCCTGATAGCGCCCTGGCTCGCAATCTCGGTGAGTTGGTGTCTGAGTTGCGCAGTTGCGAGTCAGCCGCTAAGCCGGCTGATCGGGGTTGATGGTGTACAGCTCGTTGAATCGAATTTGCACTATGCGTGGTTGCCCAATGGCTGCGCGATCTTTCGGATTCTGCACAGACAAGTTGCCGTCCCCGAAAAACACTAAGTCGTCGTCTTGCAAGTTGTCGACCAGTTCCTTGAACATCAGTCGGAACTCTAGTCCGCTGATGGTTTTTTCTCCGTTCATGTCCGCCCTCCTTGGCGTTGGTTGTGTGGGAGCTTCCAGCATAGCCCAAGGTGCGGTGGGCACCTTTCATGCCAGCACCCGTGCTTGCAAAGCGCGCAGCTGCGTCACCACTTCTGGCGCCGCGCTTCCTGTCTCGCTCATGCGCTGCGAGCAGGCATCGAGCCAGCGGTCCAGCTTGTCTGCAGTGAAGCCGCTGCGGCTTTCTCCCTCGAGCACAAAGACCAGCTGGCTCAAAAAAATCTCCATCGCTTCGGTGCGCGCTGCCTCTTTGGTGGCGGGTGCTGCTGCGGTCATTTCGTTTTCTTTCAAGTGAGGTAATCGATGTCCATCAGTGTGTCGATATCAGGGCTGCCGGGATATGTTGAAGGTGGGGCTCAACTCAACATTGACGGCCTGGACCCGGTGGATGCCGCGTTCCAGATCAGCCAGGCCCACCCTGGTGGTGTCGCCAATCTCGCCCAGCGCATGGGCATCAACGCGGGCACGTTGCAGAACAAGCTCAACCCGAACAACACCACGCACCACCTCACGCTCAAGGAGTCTCTGACTCTCCAGGTGGTGGCAAACAACGCATCCATCCTTCACGCGATGGCGGCGCAGCTGGGCTTTGTTTGCGACCGCGCGACACCTGATCAGACCGGGGGGCATCCGGTGGAGGCGTTCATGCGCATGCAGTCGGAGTTTGCTGAGCTTTGCCGCGCCGCTGCGGATGCGCTGATGCATGGCGGCGATATCAGCGGCAATGAGCTTCGCCGCATCTCTTACCAAGCCCAAGAGGCCACGGCCGCCATAGGCCATCTTGTCGCAACAGCACGTAGCCGCATGCCGCGGCGCGGGGAGGGTTGATCCATGGACAGCATTACTTCCGCTGATATCAAAGCGGCTTCCTTTGCTGCTCTCGACGTGTCGAAGCTGTCGGAACGGCAGCGGGACCTGTATGAGGTGCTGGTTGCCGAACACCGCCAGGGCGTGTCCGCGCTGACGCGGCGCGAGCTGCTGGAGGCACATAACCGTCGTCTGCCCGACAAAACCATTGCGATTAATTGCATCACTGCGCCAGTGGGTTCTTTGCTCGCGTCCAAGGTGTTTGAAGACGCAGGCTCGCGTCCTTGCAGTCTTCCGCCGCATCGCCTGGCCAAGACGGTGCGTGTCGCTGCGCGGCAGCAGCGCCTGGTGGATTGAAGGTCTGTAGATGAATACCTATCCCCACCATATCGGTGACTTCAACACTGCGACACGGCACCTGTCACGGCTGGAGCGGGGCTTGTACCGTGACATGCTGGACATGTACTACGACGCTGAGACAGCGCTGGACGGTTCGGACTTCGGGCTGCTCGCGCGTCGTCTGCTGTGCCGGTCTGATGATGAGTTGGCCGCCTTGCAGTTTTTGCTCGATGAGTACTTCGAGCTGCAAGACGATGGCCGTTATATCCAGGCTCGATGCGAGCGTGAGATTGAGTTCTACCGTCAGCGTCAAGTCGGAAACGACGAGGTCAAGCAGAACGTTACGCTCCGACAAAAGCTGAGCCGCGCACGTCGGTCTGCCATCTTCGCAGCGCTGCGCTCCAAGGGCTTGGCGCCATCGTTCAATGCCAAGATGGCTGACCTGCTTGCACTGTGCCGAGAACACGGCGTCACGGTTACCGAGGCGGGGGCTCACGTATCGGGTGGCGAGAATGTCACGGCACATGTCACGGCATGTCACGGTGATGTCACGGCTAACCAGAACCAGAACCAGAACCAGAACCAAATAAATACCCCCCAACCCCCCAAGGGGGGTGAGTGCGATGGATTGGCTATCGCATCTGAACTGCAAGGCTACTTCCCTGAGCAGCGGCGCACCCGTACCGCCGAAGTGGCAATCCTGATTGACAACTTGGTTGCTGGGGGCTCCGTGTCGGTTGAGCAACTCCTGACGGCCGCAGCGAGTCAGTCCGCCACGCTGAGCAAGGATGACGGCAAGGCATGCCCTGCCGTGCTTCGCTGGCTGCGTGAATCCCGATGGTTGGATACTCCGGCCTCGAATGCCAATGGCGGCGGTCTTCCGTCCGACTGGGCCAACACCCGCAGCGGCGTTGAGGCCATGGGTGAGCGCCTTGGTCTCGGCCCTTGGGATGAATCGGTTGATCGGATATTCGGCGATTACGAAGCCCGCGTGCTGCGCATCCTCGGACAGAAAGGCGTGGTGTCGCCATGAAGGTTGACCTTCAAGTGCAGCGTTCGAAAAGCGTGCAGGCACCTAGTGACTGCCTGTCGGGTGGGCAGGCAAGGGCGAGACCTACCGAAGCGGCGCAAGGGGGGGCGGTGTCGCAGGCTGCCATTGCCAGCTGCTGCCACCCGTCCCGGGTGGCTGGCCGCGTAGTACGGCGCACGGCCGAGGCGTGGAGCATTTGAGATGGCAAGCATCCAAATATCTGCAAAGACCTCCAACATGGCGGAAGTGTTGCGCGTGCTGCATGGCCTCTCTGGCCAGCAGGCTGCACAGGCCTATGCCAAGGCTATCAACGACACGGCATTCGAGGTGCGCCGTGCGATGCAAGAGGAAATGCGCCAGGTCTTTGATCGGCCGACCGACTACATCCTGCGCAGTCCGCGGGTACGCATGGCCAAGCCTGCGAAGCTGAGCGCCAGCATTGAGCCGGCCTACGTCGGAGGCAAGGGTGTAGATCCGCAAAAAATTCTGAACGCGCAAACCATGGGTGGGCGTCGAGGCGACAAGCGCAGCGAAGCCGCGTTGCGCAGGGTGGGGATCTTGCCCGGTGGCTATCAGACCGCTATCCCTGCTACTCCATTTCCTGGAAGCGATGACGGTCGGGGCAACCTGCGTGGGCCATTCTTGGTGCAGTTGATCAGCTATCTCCAGGCGTTCGGCGAGCAGGGATACAAGGCCAACATGTCCGAGAAAAGCTACAAGCGCGTTCACAAGGGCACCAAGAAGGCGGTCGGTCGTCGTTACTTCGTGGCTTATGGGCGGCTACGTCCTGACAGCAGCTCAGGCCATCTAGCACCGGGCATCTGGGCAGCCAGCGGCACGGGCGGCGTGGACGTGCGGCCTGTGCTGATGTTCGTCAAAGCGGGCAGCTACTCCGTGCGGCTCGACATGGACCGTGTCGCCAAGCGTGCGGACGCGCAGAACTATCTGGATCGGCGCATCCGCTTTCGTATTCGGGAGGCCGCAGGCGTATGAATGGATCGAGTCAACCGGGGCGCGTCGAGGTCGGCTACCGCCGTCGCGATCTGCCCGCCGGAAATCGTGGGTCCTCCCTGGCTTCCGTCAGCGCGGGTAATTCGAGCGGCGTTGTCGGACTGTTGCGCACCACTCCTAAGGGGGTTAAGTGAAGGTCCTGCCTTATTTGGATGCTCCTATTTCGCAAGCGGAATTTGCTCAGATCGTGGGGGTCAGCGAGGCCCGGGTTAGCCAGCTGATAAGCGAAGGTGTGATCGTGCGCGGCGACACCGCCCATTCTTGGTTGCTGGGCTACAGCGAGCGTCTGCGTGATCAAGCGGCGGGCCGCGCCTCAAGTGCCCTGGGCGGTCTGGACTTGGTACAGGAGCGTGCCGCGCTCGCTCGAGAGCAACGAGAGGGGCTGTCGATCAAGAACGCTGTGGCTCGAAAAGAATTTGCGGCCGTAGGTCTTCTCGCTGACGTGCTCGGCATGGCTGCAAGCGCCGTGGTGGACCGGTTCGACCAATTGGAGAGCGTGCTTAAAAAGTCGAGCCCTGATCTTCCTGAAGAAGCGAAGGTTGCTGTGTTGATGGTGATCGCCAAAGCGCGAAACGAGTGGATTCGCAGTACTGCTCAACTGGTGGCTGATAGCGTCGATGAGATGCTGGCGGACGACGGTCTTGATATCGACGCTGAGCTGAGTTCGGGGGGCGTGGACGTATGACGACCATGGGGAAGCTGCTGCACGCTGAAACCGCCGCAGCGATTAAGGCAGCTGTGCGCTTGGGTCTGGAAAGCCTGCGTGCTGAACCGCCGGAGCGCCTCGGTGATTGGGCCCAGGACAACTTCAAGCTGGCAGGCGAGAGCAGTCATCAAAAGGGCGCTTGGCTCGCCTGGGCTTTTCAGGTGGGCATTCTCGATTTCATGAGCGACGATCGTATCGAGGAGCTCGATGTGCAGAAGGCCAAGCGGGTGGGCTACACCAAGATGGTGACCGCTTTCGTCTGCTACAACATCGCGCACCGCCGTCGCAAACAGGCGCTATGGCAGCCCACTGATGATGACCGCGACAGCTATGTCAAGACGGAAATCGATCCCCTGCTGGATGCTGACACTGGTGTGCAGGCCATAAACAAGGCGCGCAAGCGCGGCAAAGGTGCGACAGAAGAAACAATCAAGTTCAAGCCCTTTCGCGACAGCATCCTCCATCTGCTGGGTGGGAAGGCTTCTCGAGCCTATCGTCGTATCACTGTGGCAGTTGCCATATTGGATGAGATATCAAAGTTCGATCAGAGCATTGAGAAGGGTGGGCCTCCTCGCGGTTTGGCTCGAGGTCGTCTAGAGGGTGCTCCTTATCCGAAGCTGGTCTGCGGCTCTACGCCCTTGCTCAAGGGGCTGTGTCACATAGAGAGTGCGGTGGATGAGGCTGAGGGGCTGGTCCGCTATCACATTGAATGCCCGCACTGCAAGCTCGATCACCCACTCATTTGGGGCGGGAAGGACAAGCGTCACGGTTTTAAATGGGAGAGCGGCAATCCGGCAAGCGTGCGCCATGTCTGCCCGCATTGCTTTGAGAGCATCACGCAGGCGGACTATCTGCCAGGCGGAATGCCGATGGCTGGCGCCTGGGTGTGTGAGCGAACCGGAAAAGGCTACGGTGTCGACCGGGTCTGGCGAGACGATGCAGGGCGCGTCTGTCGACCGCCGCGCACGCTTGGGGTGCATGTTTGGACGGCCTACAGTCCTCAGCGTGCATGGCCCGATATCGTGCTGGAGTTCGAGAACGCACAGAGAGCCTTGGAGGCCGGCGACTCTGGTCCCATGCAGCTGTTCGTGAATGAGACGCTTGGCGAAACATGGGAGCTCCAGGGTGATCGCACCGATGAGCATGCGTTGCAAACGAGAGCCGAGCCATATCCATTGGGCGTAGTCCCGCATGGGGGCCTCTATCTGACAGCCGGGGTGGATGTGCAGCGCACCTGGTGGCAGATAACGGTGTGGGCTTGGGGGCGTGGAATGGAGAGCTGGCCGGTGGCGCGCATCACCATTGAAGGGAATCCCGCTGTTGACGATGAATGGGAGCCGGTTTCCACTTTCCTGCTTCAACGCTTCCAGCGCGTTGGTCATGGCCCCAGCCTGGGTATCAGCGCTACCAGCATCGACTCTTCCGACCAGACGCACGCCGTTTACAACTGGGTGCGCAACAACCAGGGCCGTATTGCCAATCTGCGGGCAATCAAAGGCGATGACAACAAGCCAATCGTGGGGCCTACCAGTCTGCAGGAAGTGAACCACCGCGGCCGCAAGGTGCAGCGCGGCATCAAGCTCCATTTGGTTGGTGTCGATCAAGCCAAAGACCTGCTGCTAGGGCAGTTGGCAATCAATGAACCAGGTCCGGGCTATGTGCACTTCAGTGCAGATCTTCCTGTCGAGTTCTACAAGCAGCTCACTGCGGAGCAGCGGGTTCTCACAAAAGCAAATGGCCAGGATGCTTACAAGTGGGTCAAGCGTAGGCCGCGCAATGAGGAGCTTGATATCCGCAACTATGCCTTGCACGCCTACATGGCTCAGGGGCTCCACAAGTGGACTGAGGCCCAGTGGTTGCGCCTGGAGCAAATCGTGCAGCCGCCCCAAGACCTTTTCAGCCTGCCGGAAAGAAAACCGGAGGTTTCCCAAAGCGCAGCGGTGAACGCGCTTGCAGCCGTGAACCCAGATCCTATTCGCCCAAAGCCCGCATTGCCGAAGCCGGCAGCGCGCGCGCAACACAACTCATCTTTCGCATCCCAAGAATGGAGCAACCGGCTATGAATATCAACACCGCAGTGACCCCCGCCCAGGCCGAGGACGCTGTACTACAACTGGAATACGACATCGTGGAAATCGCTCGCCGGGAACTGGGCATGCATGAGCGTGAAGCCTACGAAATAGCGCGTGTGCTGGTGCAGGGCCTGCGCAAGCGATATGGCGGCGTGCGCCTGGGCCATCGCGGCCTCTACATTCCGGCGCCGAGCAAGGTGGAGCGCGACGCGCAGATCCGCCAAGAGTTCGATGGCACCAACAGCAAGGACGTGATGAAGAAGCATGGCATCAGCCGCGCGCGGCTGTATCAGATCCTCAAGCCCAAGCCAGGGAGTGCGCGAATCGGAATCAGTAGTGCAAAAAGTCCAATTTCTACCCATGAAACTAGACAGCCGACCGAATAGCTTTGACGCCTTGCAATCAAGGGGGGCCGCATGGCACTGACTCAAGAAAATCTCGATGCACTCGATCTGGCAATCGCCAGCGGTGAACTTACGGTGTCCTTCAACGGGCGCACGGTTACTTACCAATCTACGGCTGATCTGCTCAGAGCCCGCGACCATGTCGCGCGGCTGTTGCAAGCGCAAGTGGCGCCCAGAAGCCCGACATTCGGGGGACGGTCCTACTCGCTGTCTCGCTTTAATAATGACTGAGGTATCCCATGCTCAACTTTGTTGATCGGATGATTGGTGTGGTGAGTCCTTCGGCTGCAGTGCAGCGCGCCAAGGCGCGGCAGGTGCTGGCGATTTATGAAGCGGCCAAGCCAAACCGTAACCGCAAGAGCCGCAATCGAAACACTGCTCCCAACCAGCTTGTGGGCTCCAGCGCTTCAGCATTGCGCAACCATGCGCGATACCTTGAGCGCAATCACGACATTACGCGTGGCGTGCTGCGCACCTTGGTGAATAACGTGGTAGGCGCCACCGGAATTGGGGTGGAGCCTCAGCCGCGGCGGCGCGACGGGACCATCCACACCGAATATGCAGCTGCGTTGCGCAGCATGCATCGCAAATGGAAGAAGCGTCCAGAGGTGACGGCGCGTCTGCACTGGTCTCAGTCCGAGCGCATGTCGGCCTATACCTGGCTGCGGGATGGTGAGTGCTTTGCCCAGAAGGTCATGGGGCATGTCCCGGGCTTGGTTCATGGCTCGGACGTGCCATTTTCGCTTGAGCTGCTGGAACCCGATTTTGTGCCATTGGAGTACTCCGACCTGAGTCGCAACATTCGCCAAGGCATACAGGTGAATTCTTGGGGGCGTGCCACTGCCTACCATGTGTTTCGTCGTGACCCGCGCGAGGGCGGCGCGTGGATCACGCCAGCAGATCTGAAAATCATTCCGGCCAGCAACATGCTGCATGTTTCGACGTTGGATCGACTGCATCAGTGGCGTGGAATTTCTGAGTTTGCCAGCGTGCTAACTCGCGTGGAGGACTTGAAGGACTACGAGGAAAGCGAGCGCATTGCTGCCAAGATCGCAGCGAGCATGACCGCATATGTGAAGAGGCTGCCGGGTCAGGACGGTTATGACCCTGAGGGCATGAAGCGGGATGAAGACGGCACCCTCGCCCCGCGAGAGATGCGCATGGAGCCGGGCATGATTTTCGACAACTTGGCGGTTGGCGAGGAAATCGGTTTGGTTGACACAAACCGGCCAAATCCCAACTTGGTTGCGTGGCGCGGTGGGCAGCTCAAGGCCTATGCCGCAGGCGTGGGCGCGAGCTACAGCAGCATCAGTCGGGACTATGGCGGGACGTACAGTTCTTTGCGTCAAGAGCTGGTGGAGCAGTGGGTGCATTACGCCGTGCTCACGGATGACTTTGTAGGGCAGTTCAGCCAACCTGTTTGGGAAACGTTGGTGCAGGTCGCTCACCTAAGTGGTGTGGTTCCGATTCCTCCCGATGTCGATCCTGGGACAGAGGCCGAGTGCCTCTTTATCGGGCAGTCCATGCCATGGATCGACCCGCTGAAAGAGGCTGCTGCCTGGACCAAACTTGTGCAGGCCGGCTTTGCAAGCGAAGTTGAGGTGATCCGTCGGCGGGGCGGTAACCCCATGGATATGCTCGACCAGGTCGCCGGCTGGAGAGAGGAGGCGGCTAAGCGCGGTGTCGTGTTTTCCAGCAACGCAGCGCACACCGCTGGCAACGCACCGGCATCCGAGTCGAAAGTGCCGCCCGATCCTGAGGACGTCGAAAAATAGTCTAGTTTCTTCCCTAAAAACTAGACAGCGAAATCGAGAAACTGCCTGCATTCCGCCGCACTTTGCGGCTCAACGAATGCAGGCAGTTTCACATGAAAGCATCGCAAAAATGGTACGCAGTTCGCCGCAAGACCGCTATGGCCGCTGCTGCGGCTGGCGCGCTGGCTTCTGCTGAAATCATCATCTATGGGGACATCGGCGAAAGCTGGTGGGACGAAACGGTCTCGGCCCGCGACTTCATTGCCGAGCTCAATGCCCTGGATGTCGACGCCATCACCGTGCGCATCAATTCCGTTGGTGGCAGCGTGCCCGACGGTCTGGCCATCTTCAATGCGATGCGCCGTCACAAGGCCGACATCACTACCGAAGTTGATGGCATGGCCTTCTCGATCGCCAGCTTGATCGCAATGGCTGGTGACAAGGTCCACATGGCAGACAACGCCATGTTGATGATCCATGCGCCTTGGACCTATGCGGCAGGCAATGCAGTCGAGCTACGCGAAATGGCCGACCAGCTCGATACCTGGGCCGCTGCGATGTCGACCAGCTATGCCGTCAAGACCGGCGACCAGCCCGCGGCGCTGGCTCTGCTGACCGACGGCAAAGACCACTACTACACCGCCGCTGAAGCCCTGGCTGCCAAGTTCATCGACGCCGTTACGGACGCGATGCCTGTTGCTGCGTCTGCCGCTCGCGATCTGCCCCTTTCCCGATTCCGCTCTTTGCCTGCTGCTCTGCAGGCACAAGGCGCACCTGCGGCATCCGCCGCGAATTCCGCTCCTGAAGAGGACTCCATGAAGAAAAACCGTACCCAACAGCTGATGAATGCCATCGGCGCAACTGGTGCATCGGCAGCCGGTGGCGGAAGCGCCGCAACGCCTGCTGTTGCAGCTGCTGACCACGGCGCCGTTCTGGCCGCCGACCAAACGCGTCGCACGTCGATTCGCGCACAGTTCCAGCCGTTTGCGGCCAGCCCTGGCGTTGCTGAGCTTTTGCGCCAGTGCGAAGACGAGCATGGCGTGAGCGCTCAGGCCGCCGGCGCCCGTTTGCTGGCACATCTGGGTAGCCAGGCTACTCCCATTGCGGGTGCCAATGTGGTGACCACTGAAGACGAAGGCGATAAGCGCCGCGAGGCCGTCGTAGCGTCTTTGCTGGTGCGCGCTGGTCATGGCACCAAGGAGCAGATCGCGGCTCACAGTGGCAACCCATATCGCGGCATGTCGCTGCTGGAAGTCGCTCGCGCCTCTCTCGAAAGCAAGGGCATCAGCGCCAAGGGTAAGGATAAGCGCGATGTAGTCGCTGCCGCCTTCACGCAGTCCACCAGCGATTTCCCTATCTTGCTGACCGACGCCATTCATCGCGTGCTGCTGTCTAGCTACGTTGTGCAGGCCCTGACCTGGCAGCGCTTTTGCAAGCGCGGTCAAGTTTCGGACTTCCGCGAGCACAACCGCTTCCGCGTCGGCTCGCTGGGCAATCTCCAGCGCAAGAACGAGCTGGGCGAATACAAGAACGTTCATATCCCTGACGGTGAGAAGTCCAGCATCTCTGCTGAAACCAAGGGTTTCATCATCAACCTGAGCCGCGAAATGATCATCAATGATGATCTGGGCGCCTTTACGGACCAGGCAGCAGCAATGGGCCGATCGGCCGCCCGCACCGTCGAGGCAGACGTGTATGCATTGATCGCCAGCAACGGTGGCTTGGGTCCAGTGTTGCAAGACGGCAAAACGCTGTTCCATGCTGATCACGGCAATGTCATCGGCACGGATGCACTGCCTACCAGCGCTTCCTTCAATGACTTCTCCGTGCTGATGGCGCAACAGAAGGACGTGTCGGGCAATGACTTCCTGGATCTTCGCCCTGCTGTCTGGCTGGGGCCTATCGGACATCTGGCGACCGCCAAGCTGGTCAACGAATCGCAGTACGAGCCAGGTCCTGGCAAGAACTCGATGACGCCCAACATCTCGCTGGGTCTGTTTCGCGACATCGTTGGCTCCCCTCGTCTGCAGGGCACGCGGCATTACGCGTTCGCGGATGTCAACGAGGCGCCGGCTCTGGAAGTCGCATTCCTCGACGGTGTCGACAGCCCTTACATCGAGCAAGAAGACGCGTTCAACACCGATGGCGCCCGCTTCAAGGTGCGCCTTGACTACGGTGTCGCCGGCCACGATTACCGCGGCGCGGCCACTAACGCTGGCGCTTGAGCGTCAGCACCCGCAAACAAGCTCTCAAAGGAGTAGCAGAACATGGCAAATAACGCTGTACAGCCCGGCAAGGTGCTGGACTATGTGAACACCACGGACGCCGCCGTGCGTTCGGGTGACGTGGTGGTGGCAGGCGCCTTGCTGGGCGTGGCACTCGTTGATATCGCCATCGGCGCGACGGGAAGTGTTTCTATCGACGGTGTCTACGCGGTCCCGAAGGTCGCAGGCGCAGCAGTCGGGCAGGGCGTGGCCGTGGTGTTCAAGGCGAGTTCCAAGGCATTCACCGTTGGCGCGCCAGCAGCTGGTGATGTGACCGGCGCGGCTGCTGTTGCATTCGATGCTGCGGCGTCTGCTGCCACGGTCATGCATGTCAAGTTCACGGGCGTGCCAGGCACTGTGGCGGCAAGTTAAGAGGGCGCACGTTCATGACTGCGTTTTCTCGCTCTGTCACCCGTCTGAATGCTGTAGTGGAGCGGCGCCTTGCGGATACTTTGGCTACATGGAATGGCGGCCAAGCCTTTGGCGTTGTGTTCGATCGCGCGCAGGACGGTGGCTTCATGGAAGACGCGGTAACCGCCGTGCTCCACACCGTGTCCATGTGCGTGGCGAATGCGCCTGGCATCGCCGAAGGCAGTAAAGGCTTGGTTGTGGGTGGCATGACTTACTTGGTCACCGGCCCCGTCGTTCCTGACTCCGGCGGTTGGGCCACCTTCACCGTCATGCCTGTGGGAGGTGCCTGATGCTGAGCCTTGAGCCTGTCATCAAGAACCGTCTCAATGACTTGGCGGCCCTGACCGGCTGGCGCGTGAGCGGTGCATGCGATGACGTCAACCGCGCGCAAGTGCCGGCGGCCGATGTTCGTATGGCAAACGCCGCGGCAGGCGATGTGCGCCGCACGGCAGCGCAGCTAGAGCCTCGTTGGACTGTTTCGCTGGCAGTGCGGCGTGGCGAGGATGTCGCCGAGCAGCTGGGCGTCGCACTCTCTTCCGTCATCGAGACCTTGCACAACTGGCCGCCTGGCCAGGTTGGCGGTCGGCAATGGACGCCGCTGCAGCTGATCGGTGTCGCCGAAGCGAATTTCAGTACTGCTGGTCTGGTGGGCTACGAAGTGGTCTTCTCCACCACGGCGATGTTCGACGGCCAGCCCTAAAAACTCACTTTCTTGGGAGCATTTCAATGCCTATCCAGCACACGAAAAATGAATATCTGATCCCGCGTGGCCGGGTTTACTTTGACCCGTATGACGCGAGCGAGGCGCTGACAGGTGAGATTCCGTTGGGCAACTGCCCTGGCGTGAGCATCAGCATCGAAACTGAAAAGGCCGATCACTACAGCAGCGAAGGCGGTCTGCGTGAAAAGGACGGCAGCTGGAACATCCAGGTCAACCGCACCGGCTCTGTGACCTGCGACAACTTCAGCCCAGGCAATGCCGCGCTGTGGCTGTCTGGTACGCACACGGTGAAGACCCAGGTCGCCACGCCCGTGGCCGACGAGGTGCGGTCTGTTCTGCCAGGGCGCCAGTACCAGCTGGGCGCGACGGAGGTCAATCCCCTGGGTGTGCGCAATGTAACTGCGGTGACGGTCAAAAGCGAGGACGGCATCACCCCCTATGCGGCGGGTGTTGACTACAACTTGGACCTGGAGACCGGCCGCGTGCAGATCATCGAAGGTGGTGGTATCGCCGCCGGCAAGGTGCAGTTTGGCTACACGCCCGTGGCAGCCAAGTTTGATTCTGTGAAGTCCGGCGCCAAGGCTGAGCTCACCGGCGCGCTGCGCATCGTCTCGGACAACGCTGCGGGCGGCAACCGCGACTGGTACATGCCCAAGGTGACCTTGACTCCGAATGGCGACCTTCCCCTGGTCGCTGAAGGCACCGACGTGGTGACCATGGAAATGGGTCTCGAAGTGCTCAAGAGCGCCAACAACGAGGCCATTTACTGCGATGGCCGTCCGGTGGCCGTCGCCTGATGCCCTGACATCTGCCCCTGGCACCTCGTGCCGGGTGGTTCGCAGTGCGGCCTGGCTGAAGGCCGCAGCGCCAACCAGATTCCTTCCTCCTGAATTCCTCATCCTCTGACCCATGGCCATAAAGCCCATTGAAATTCTGATCAATGCCAAGGACAACGCGTCCGCGGTGTTCAGCAGCCTGCAATCCAAGGTGGTCGCGGTGGGCGCGGCGGTCGTCACTTATTTCGGGGTGTCTGCCTTTGTTGGCGCAATCAAGGGCGCCGCCGAGTTTGAGAGCGCAATGAGTCGGGTGCAGGGCGCAACAGGTGCATCCAAGGAGGAAATGGCGCAGCTTTCTAAGGCTGCGCAGGATGCAGGCGCGAGCACCAAATACACCAGCGTCGAAGCTGCCGGCGCACTGGAGAACTTGGCCAAGGCGGGCCTCAACGCCAAGGATGCCGTAGCCACGCTGCCCGCCGTGTTGCAGCTCGCCCAGGCCGGTGATATCGGCTTGGCCGAATCTTCCGAGCTGGTGACCAAGGCCGTTATGGGGATGGGGCTGGCGTTCTCCGATGCCGGTAGGGTGGCTGACGTGCTGGCTCTTGGTGCCAACGCCACAAACACCAGCGTGCAGGGCTTGGCGCAGGCCCTCAGCTACGCTGCGCCTGTTGCGAACAGTCTGGGCCTGAGCCTGGAGAGCACGGTAGCCATCGTTGGCAAATTTGCTGATGCTGGCATCGATGCCAGCCGCGCCGGCACTGCACTGAACAGTATCTTGAGCCAGTTCAGCAATCCTGCCAGCAAATTCCGCAACGAGCTCGCAGCAGCCGGAATCACTACCGGCGATTTTGAGAAGGCATTGCACCAGCTGGCTGCCGCCGGCCCGCGTGGATCTCAGGCCATCCTGGCCGTGGGTCAAGAGGCTGGGCCAGCTTTGCGCGCTCTGCTCAACCAGGGCATGGGGGCGCTTGACGAGCTCACCGACAAGCTGCGCAGCGCCGAAGGAAGCGCCGCCGACGTTGCCAAGGTTATGCAGGACAACCTCATCGGCTCGACCACAGGGCTGGCCAGTGCCTGGCAAACCGTCAAAGACGTTCTCGGAACGCCAGTGCTGCCCGTTATCAAGCAGGGTGTCGATCAGCTGTCTGCGGCCTTACGTGGCGCTGTGGCCGATGGCACAGTGCAGCGCTTCGGTGAGACCTTTGCACAGGCGTTCCAGAACGCCATGAAGTGGGTGCGCGAGTTTGTCGCGTCTGTGGACTTCACGGCCATGCTGTCCAAGATGCAGGTATGGGCCGAAGAGGCTGGCGCCACCATGGACCGCGTTGGCGAGTACGCCACCAACGCGGGCAACATCGTCAAGACCGCCTGGGGGGTAATGACCGCGGGCTCCAACACGGTCATGGCGGCCATCTACAAGATCGCTGAAGCATTTGCAGGTGTCTCCAGCAACTTGCAATCCGGTCTGGCGCTCATCATGGAAGGCTTTGCCAAGGTCACTTTTGGGGACCTATCCAAGTCTTTCGCGAGCGCGGCCAAGGAGATCCGACTGTCTGCCGAAGCGACCTCGGCGGTGTCTGGTGCTTTTGCCGATAAGGCAGCTGCCGCTTTGGAAGCGGCGGCCCAAGGTGCTCAGCTTGCGCGCGACGGCTTCTCCGGTCTTAGTACAGGCATGGGTGCAGCAGGGCAGCAAGCCGTCACTACCAGTGCAGCGCTGGCCAACGTGACAGCGGAACTGGTAAAGACCGCCGATGCCAATGCTGCCGCCACCGCAGCCCAGCAGAAAAAAGCCAAAGCCGACGAAGCTGCCAGCGCCGCATCCGATCAGCACCGTGTAGCGCTGGCCCAACTTCGCGCCGATTACAAGCAACTCATCCAAAGCGGCGACCTCGACGCCGCCGCAGCCAAGCTGCAGCAGATCAACCAGAAGCTGCGCGAGACCCCCGGCGCTGCCGCCGATGCGAGCAAGGCTGCACAGGAGGCTGCCGAACAGCTCAAGGCCGCATTTGAGCGCCTTGGTGTTGTCAGCTCCACGGCCCTGGCCGAGCAGGCTGCCAACGCGCGGCGCGACTACGAAACCATCAAGCAATCAGGCGTTGCGACAGCGGAAGACTTGGCTGCAGCATTCAAGAAATCCGCCGAGGACGCCATTGCCGCCAATAAGGGCGTGGCTCCCTCATGGGTCGAGGCAGAGGCCGCGGCGCGTGGTCTGCGGGTGGAGGTGGACGAGACAGGCAAATCAGTTGTGACGCTGAATACTGAGTTCAGTCGTGCGGCCGGCACGAGCAGCAGCGCCGGGTCGAGGATGCGCAAGGACTGGGGCGGGGTGCGCAGCGCTGTTGACGATGCCAGCGAAGCGGTGAGGAAGTATCAGCAGCGCGTTGCTGAGAAATACGGGCGGCCTGGTGAGGGAGAGCAGGGGATTTTCGAACGTGGTCGCATCAGCACTCGCGGCGAAGAGATCGGCGAAGGGGTGCAGGAAATCGGCACAGGTGGCTACCAGTTCCGCAATAAGGCCGGCTTTACTTCAGACGCAAAGGGCAACGCTCAGCAGCAGTTCATCTGGACGCGTACAGCCATCATCGACTATCTGACGGAATCGGGCCTTGATGAAGTTCTGGCCGAAGATCTCTCGAAGCAATTTGCCCAGCCCGACGGCACTGTTCCCTATATGGCCAGTGCAGCCCAAAAGCAGTGGGGCGGGAAGTACGGCACCCTGGCTGAGGCTTTGGGCAAGATGTCTGAGTACTACAAGTACGGCGCCGGCAAGCATGAGGCTGGCGAGCGTACGGCCTACCTGAAAGGGCAGGGAGGTGTCCCTGCCCCAAGCCCCGCGCCAGCACCGCAGCCCCCGAGCAACAGCATGTTCGGCTCGCAGTCCGTGACCTTGAACATCAACCTTGATGGCCGTGGCTACGGCCAGGTCAAGACTGACACCGAAGGCGTGCAAGTGCTGCAGGCGTTGATGCTTGAACTTGAGCGCAGCAAGTCGCTTTCGGGATACTGAATATGGCAGCAGCACACCACGTTCTGGGCACGATCCAGATCCCCCGCGGAATGATATGGGTCGATGAATTCAATTGGTCGGCCGTAGTCAAGAGCATCGAGCGAAGCATTACCGGCGCTTTGATCATCGATGCCGCGCCTTTGACAGCAGGCCGCCCCATCACGCTCCAGGGCGACGACTCCCAGGGTTGGATTCGGCGCACCGCGCTGCTCGCCTTGCAGGAGTTGGCCAACGTGTCTGGTGAGACCTACGAACTTCAAATGGCCGACGGCCGGACCTTCAGCGTCCAGTTTGCCGCCGAAGAGCCGCTTTCTGCTAAGCCCATCGCGCGGCCAGAGCTGCCGGCCGACACCCACCCCTATGTCGCGACGCTGCGGCTGATCACCATCTAAAAAGGAAGACCAGCAGTGCCTGACCTCATCCTCGCCGGCGACATCAAGCTTCTCGCCTCCAAAGTCATGGACGACGTGCCCAACGGCGGCGGCGGCCCCACTGGCAATGTCATTCCAGACGGGGCCAGCAATGCCATCTTTGGCGACGTCACCGAGCGCCAGCGCGCCGGCGGTGGCGTCAGCATCCGACAGTTGCATCTGGCCGTGCAGACGGATAACACCGCTGCGTACATGGACCCTAGCATCATCGTTTCGCAGCCGCCCAACGATGCCAACGTGTCCATCACGCTCGCCAAGTGCGGCGTGTTTGCGAAGCGCACTGAGATAGCCAGCGCAATCGAGAACTACGTTATCCAGGGGCCGGAGTGGAGCGGCTATCTTCTCGAAAACCATGTTGCCGGTCAGCGCAACATACATCTTTTCCAGCGCCCTGGCTCGCCCACGCCGCCCATCGGGCGTACCCTGGTGCTGGTGTCTGGCGAAGGACAGCCGGGCGAGATACGCCAGTACGTGCGCGTCACGCGCGTTGAGGTCGAGCAACGCACGTTCACCTATCAGTCCAGCGGTGCCTATGCCGACTATGTGGCCGACGTGGTGATCTGCGACCTGACGGACGCGCTGCGCAGCAACTTCGCCGGTAGCCCGCCGGATCGCGGCTACACGCGCCTGGCGACGCGGACTGTTGTGCGTGACACCACGGTAGCCAATGCATCCACCTTCTACGGTGCTTCGTCCCTCACTGCGTCGGTCGCCCTGGGCGACAGCACTCTGCGCGTGGCCAGCATCTTCACGCAGCTAGTGCCCAGCGCCCGCACAGAGGTCGTCGCGCTCGACCAGCGTCCCGCTTCCCAGCGCCTGCTCACACTTGCCACCGCTCCGCGTGAGGTCAAGGTAGGCGCCGCTCCACATGCCACCCGCATCAAGGTGGGGCAGGAAAACCGGGGCTTTTCCTGGGTCAACATCCTCAAGCCTTTCCCTGCGCCCAATACCGTGGTTGTGTCGTACATGGCGCAGGGCGTCTGGTACACGCTGACCGACAACGGCGCGGGCCAGCTCACGGGCGCCGGTGTGGGCACGGTCAACTACGCCAACGGGTCTATCTCCGTCACCACCCAGGCGCTGCCAGATGTGGGCAGTGCCATCATCTACGGCTGGGGCGAAAAAAGCGCTTTCGTCGATCGCTCGGGCCAGGCCGGCTTTCGGGCGCCTGAGTACGCGCTCAAGCTCGACCATGCCAGCATCAAGAAAGGCACGTTGGTTATCAAGTGGACCAGCGGCGGTGTGCTGCGCACCGTCACCGACAACGGCGGCACAGGGCGACTTGCAGGCGATGCCACGGGCGAGATCAACTACGCATCAGGCGATCTGTTTCTGCGCCCCCAATACATGCCCGACGCCGGCGCGCAGTTCACTATCGATTACCAATGGGCCACGCTCTCCACCAAGAGCGTCACCGTCAGCCCCGACGCTGGCGGCTTTGACAACATCGTGCTCGACACCGTGCCTGCAGCTGGCAGCGTCAAGGTGCAGTGGACCACCGTGCGCGAGGTCTCCAGCAGCTCAGGCGCGAGCGCCGTCGGCTCAGCCGCCGGAAAGAACACCAGTTCGAAGGCCACCTACATCTGGGAAAAAGATCCCAACTACCAGCCCCCAGTGTCGCTCACACGTATCCCTGTTGCCGGTGACGCGGTGTCGCAATTGCATATGGCGCCAGGCGGGACTCGGGTCGCTACTGGCGAGACGGTCTACATCGAGGTGGCTGCTGAATTTGCGCCTACTGGCTACTACTACCCAGTACCCGATGTCACGGGCGTCATTTGGTCGGAGGGCGAATTCCTGCAGGCGCGGCAAAAGTCCATTGGCGGCCGCATTTACAACGTCTGGGGTGTGGTACTGCGCGGAACCAACGGCGTCTATTACAGCGCAGGAGGCTAAAAAATGAGTGCACAACCGGGCATGATCGCGACCAGCGTCATCCAGTCTTCCACCAGCTCGAGCACGTCGAGTTCACATAACCGCGTCAGCTACAACACCAGCAAGACGCAAGACACGGTGCGCCACACGCTCACCGATGACGGTGCAGGCAGTTTTGGTCCGGACGGCACCATCAACTACGCCGGAAAGACGCTCAATGTGCGCTTTGTGGACAAGAGCAGCAGCACCGAGGGCTACACATCCGACTTCGAAGACGCGAAAGCCTTTGAGACCACTTCGATGAGTGGCAGCGGCGGCGACCCCAGCAATACGACCGACAGCAAGAAGGGCGGCGACTACCGCAATACCGCGGTCGGCGAACAGGTGCTGGCCGCCAGTACCGTCACCGTGACCTATGCCGAGAGCTTCTCCGCTGCGCAGGCGCACGCCATGTCATGGACGCCACCGCCCGTCACTATCGACCTGTGCCCCTACACCGCTGATTACATCGTTCCGAACAGCGTGCGCTTCACCTGGATGGGCCACGTTTACGAGGACTTCGACGGCGTGCTGGTGCGAGACAACACCAGCGCCGCGCCAGGCATCATCGCTGGCCAGGTCGACTACTCCACCGGCGTGGCGCGCGTATTCGATTATTTGGTCGGTGCGGGCGCCACGGCCACCGACTTCGCGCTTCAAAGTCTCTGGACCGTGCGCCAGAACTGGACCACCGCCAGCATCTTCATGCGCACCCAGGCCGCGCCGCTCAAGCCGAGCGGGGTGGTGCTTAACCTCGCCGACGCCCAAGGCAATGCCATCACGGCAATCGGCGACATCAACGGCACCATCACAGGCACGCACCTGCGCGGCAAGATCGACTACCAATACGGTCTGCTGGAATTGCAGTTTGGCGACTTCGTCGAAGACATCGCCCTGACGCCAGAGCAAAAAGCTGAGTGGTGGTACAGCGCTGACGACGTGGGCTCCGTGCAGGCCGGCAAGATCTGGCGCCCCTGGCCCGTCGACCCGACCACGCTGCGCTACAACAGCGTGAGCTACTTCTATCTGCCGATCGACGCCGAGATACTGGGCCTCGATCCTGTGCGCCTGCCGCAGGACGGCCGTGTGCCGATTTTCCTCGTCGGCAGCTATGTCGTGATCGGCCACACCGCAACTACGCCACCGGCCACGGTCAGCAATGGCCAGGCCATCAACTGCGCCCGCAAGCGGCTGTCTCGCGTGCGCCTAGTCGGAGCAGACGGCAAGACCATCCACACCGGCTACGCCGTCGACCTTGATGCCGGCATCGTCACTCCGGTGGATGTGTCCGGGTGGGTGCAGCCAGTTCATGTCGAGCATCGCATCGAGCAGCTGGAGCGCCTGCGCGACGTGCAGATCAATGGCGACATCGCAATCGTTGGCCAGCTGGCTCACGATTTCCCCGCAGGCAGCACCGTCAGCAGCGCCATCACTGCGACGACGCTGCGCGCACGGGTCTCGCAGTTCTGGGACCAGCACACCTGGGATGGCATCACCTGGGCCGACAGCATCATCGGCAACCCTGCGGCCGCAACCTATAACGACACGCTTGCGCCGGTCGAGCTGACGAACGCCGGCGCGCTCACCGAGCGCTTTGCGCTGCGCTTCACCAGCAGCACGACATTCGAGTGCATTGGCGAGCATGTCGGCTTCATTGGCAGCGGAAACATCAACACCGATTTCGCCCCTGTCAATTCGGTGGGGAGCGCGCCTTATTTCACGCTGCGCGCGCTGGGCTGGGGCAGCGGTTGGGCGGCTGGCAACGTGCAGTTCGTGCACATCGTCGGCGCCATCGCCCCATTCGCCTGCATCCGCACCGTGCAGATGGGGCCGCCTGCCGGCATTGACTACACCTTCGAACTTCTCGGCCGCGGCGACGTGGACCGGCCGCCGAGCACCCCTTGATTTATTGAGAAAAAGGAAACCGCACCATGGCATCGCCTGTTGACACATCCGTCAAATTCTTTCGCGAAGATTTCCCTGGCGCTCCAGTGCTCAACGGCACGGCGGGCGCGCTCATCGGCTTGCTTGACGCCTGCCTGTGCACGGGCTTCGGCCTGCGCGCGGCCACGAC